TAAATAATGTTGCCCTATATATGCCCCGAACGATGTTCATTGTCCAAAAGACTATGGACTGCCTTAAAGATGGGCGACAAATACTTATACTGTCGGATCGCCGTGAGATGTTAAAGGACATTGAGCTTAAAATGGGGGAGCGTGGGGTCGAATGTGGCTACTATGTTGGAGGAATGAAGCAACTGAAATTAGACGAAAGCGTCAAGAAGCCCGTCATATTGGCGACATTCCAAATGGCGGCCGAAGGATTAGATATAAAGACGATTGACACAATCATCCTCGGGACACCAAAGACTGATATTGAACAGGCGGTCGGGCGCATTCGTCCAAAAGTCGGAGAAACTAAGAACGTTCCACTCGTCATCGATATTGTGGATAATTTCTCGCAGTTCAAGAATCAGGCGTTCGCGCGGAACAATTTCTACAAAAAAAAGAACTATGTTATACACACATTTTCGGTATCCAAAAGTGGGGAGAATATTGAGAGTGTTGGGTCGTGGAATCCACAGGAGGAAGAAGATACAGTTCCAGAACCATCTGGAAAAAAGACTTTTGTATTCAAGTGATTTCAAGTGATTCTGATTTTTAGATTTTTATTATAAAATTTTTGAAGTAAATCAAATTTACTTTCTCTCATCTACAACAAATTCGCACTCTGAACATTCAGTCGTCGCGCGAAAAACCATTGATGAATCATCCATTGTAAGCACGTGATTGAATTCAATCTCGTCTCCGCCAATCCGAAAATGATGAACAATCTCATTTTTCCGAATGTCGAACAAATAGACCTCAAATCCTCTATCAATCTTTTTCTTGACGATGATGAAGTTTCCAATGATTTCAATTGGAGACCGCAATATAATTTCCTTATCAATAGATATATACAAACATTCAGCATCTGTATATATGAAGAACACCGTATCATTCTGAATCAATTGACAACCCTGAATCAATTGACAACCCCGTATTTGCGTCCCGAACATTCGTAAAGAAGCAAACATTTGTCGCATGGTTGTATCAAATATTTTGACTTCAACCTCTTTTTCTCCTATTTGAACATATGAAGAAACATACCGGCCCCCAACAAGAATCGCGTTCGAGCTCAGAATTGGAGCAATAATTGGCGACATACACCGGTCGATTTGTTCAAGAATGTCGGATATTGAATAAAAAGACGTTGTTTCGTCCTTCCCAATAACAAAGAAACTATTTGAATCTGCAATGAAACTCACGCGTTCAACATTAATTTGAAAAGTACATGACAAGAATCTTTCTCGGCTATAATAAACAACCCACAACGTATGCTCAATATCCGTCATTAAAATTATTTTTTTTTCCTTCAAATGAAATATCCACCGATATTTTGAAGAAAAAATTATTTCGTATCCACTACGGATACTAAAAGAACCTTTATTTCCTGCTAAAAATTTAAACATCTTGTTTTTTATATGTTTAAATTTATACCTAATTCTACTTCAATTTTTACAAAAGAACAACCACATTTTCCTGAAATAATTCCATATTGAATTTCTCATCTTCGTCTGTAATTTCCTTAGAACGCAACCGCATCAAAAAAGCATCGCGGTCCACTTTTCCCAAAGTAATCCAACTGCGAATAATATTCCCGAAAATCAATCCGCATTTGGGATAATCAACCTCATATTCCGCATATAACTGAACCATTCTCCCACAAATGAAATCCCCGAACGAGACCGAAAAATCCTCAAAATCCCGAACAAGCATCTTGAACATTTCTACCAAATGATTACTTACGCTCTCCTTACTATCCAGAACCGAATATATAAATTTGGAAATAAACGCAGGATAATCATTGGGAGCCGTCAATGACCTGAATAATTCGACACTTGCATCATAATCCTGTGTAATCGGATATTCCGCAATAATACACTCAATATTCTGCTCATTCATCGACTTCTTATTAATATCAACCTTAATGTAATCATTAATTGAATTTTCACCTGAACTCGGAACTGCAAGAGCATCATAAATGTTAGAACTCTTTAATTTCAGCTTGAAATAATTCTGTAATTTGAATTTGATTCGTGGGATGGGTTGGACAGACTGGATAACAACATTCACCCGCTCCTCATAGAAATTCTGAGTGTCTTTATTGAACTTCAATTTATTTGTCATTACAAACTCATACATAATCGCGAATGACTCGATATCGTTAGAATCCAGTAGCGTAAGCAAACTATAATGAAGAACCTTCGAATTGAAAATTCCGTAATCAACGGTCCAATATACCATCTTCAAAAAGTTAGAATACTTATTCTTCGAAAATACATTCAAGTCAAACTCCTCTGCGGTCTCCATAATCTCGTTCAAAAACACTTGACGTTCCCGAAACTTGTCCTCAATATATGCACAAAAAGACGCCTTATAATTATACTGCTTCAACGCGTCATCGATTGCCTCAGCCTCCGTATCAAATGGCCCAACGAACTCACTCTCATATGACGCATCCAGTCGATTTAAGCACCAATAGAAGCCATAATCATCAGACTCGCTCGTATTGTGAATAACGTTGAACATCTTTTTCTGCCATTTCTTGTTGATAATGAGCTCCTTGACCAATTTCGCATACAAATCGATATAGTGATTATCTGTCATAACTTTGTTCATAATTTCAGCATTAATAATATCATACGTTTCATAAAACATTTGCTCTTCTAAATGGTCGATAAATTCCTTCACGATTATTGTGAATTTTTTATCGTTCAACTTGTTCAAATGTGAGATAACAGTTTTCCGAATTTTCTCTGTATCGTTCGCTGGTATCTGACGGATGTATGAATTAACAAAATACTTCTCAATATCCTTTCCACGAAAGCGGTTCTTCCTCCTCCAAGAAGAAGTCGGCTTCGGCCGAACAACTCCCTTACCATAATTATTTTTCTTAAATGATAATACGTCAATTGGTTTTACTTCGACGTTTTTATAATATTCTTTAAAATTATTCAACAATGATATACTTTTTCCAACACACTTGCGTATAAAATCGATTGAATAAATTGACTGAATATTTTGGAATTCGATCGGGATTAAATTTTCCATTTTATTATATATATAATAAAATCTTTAAACCGTTTTTACTTACATTTACATTCTGCATTTTCAAGTAAATAAATATTATTCTTCTCCATTACTGAAATAATATTATTTTTTGCCTTTTTTTGGATGGCGTTGTGGATACAGACTTTGTTTCTTATTTTTCCGAATATAATCAATAATAAGGTATATACCAACTCCAATAATTCCACATCCAAGAAGAGATAATAATACAATTACAATAATTGTATCGTTTTCCATAATATCTAAATAGAAAATAATATTACTTACAACCACAACCAGTGCAATCCATTTTTGGATCACCGCCCATATATTTATCATATTGACACCATCCTTTCTCGCCAATACGCAAATCCGAGCAAGTATATGGACACTTTCCTTTTTTACAAGGTGGTTTCCCACAATTACCAGATTCTCCTTTATACTGACATCCATTTAAGCATTTTTTATTGCGTCCATCTTTTTTAGTAAATATAACAATCAAATATATACCGACGCCGATAATTCCGCAACCGAGAAGTGATAATAATACAATTATAACAATCATTTTTGTTTCCATAATATCTAAATAGAAAAAAGTGATTTCTTAAACGGCTTAAAACTATTTATATAATTAAATACACTGTAAATGAAACCGATAAAACTTGGTAATGGAAAAGCCCTTCAAATCACGGAAACGCAAACAATCCGTGAAATAGGTGCCCTATTGAAAAAATATGGGGTTGATATTGAGTATAAGAAATATCATTTTTTGGATAAAAATAGAGCACAAGAATTAAAAGCAACAAAACACTCATTTGTTTTAAATACGTTTGGAACAAAATATTTACTATTTCTTACAAAGGTCAATTCTAAAAATTACGCTATATATATTAATAGAAAGAATGAGTCTTTTTATTATGTGAAAACACGTTTTTCAGAAGAATTGTATTCAGACACCGTTTTCGAGGGAGAAACCGTCAAAATTGGGAATGATTGGTCATTATTGGTAAGTGATATTCATTTATATCGAGGACAGCCTCTTCAATCAATTACATTCGATGAGCGTTATCGCCGGATGACGAAGCTCCTCAATGAGGAATATATTTCCGATGAATATGTGGAACCATTCCGCCTTTTCAAAAAGGAAGTATTCGATTACACTGATATTAAGAGTGTTCGTGAGAAATATGTTCCGACGCTTCCATTCCAAGTGAATGGATACTTATTTAAATCGAGCGAGGTCGCAACATACGACATCCTTTATATTTTTCCGGAGTGTCGCAATAAAAAGGAGGATGAAGTGGGGCGTGAACCGAGCGACTCTGTAATCGCAACTGATACTTCACCTAAAAAGATGAAAGAAGTTCCAGAAATGAAAGATGAAATGATTTTTATTACAAAAAAAACTGAATATCCAGACGTATATGAGTTATACGAATCTCCTAAGGCGAAAATGTATGATTACGCTGGAATCCCGACCATAGGAGTCAGTAAACTTATGCGGGAATGGTTTGCGGAAAAGACGGAACTCGTTATTTTGTTCAGAAAGAACAAAATAAATGAGAAGTGGGAACCTGTATCCGTGATTAATTGAGTATTTTATTGAATATTTGTAAATAATTTATTATAATCTGCGATTCCATCATAGACTCCTTTCAGTGTTTTCTGAACATTTTTGCTATTTTTTAGTTCCAGTATAATTTGTTTTATAAATAGTAGGTCCTTATTTCGTGTTCCTTTTACTTCTTCGAGTGCGTAGTATTTTTTGATAGGTATTGTATTATTTCTATTAAAAATACAGTTGTGATAATTGTCATCTACGAGGACTGTATTGTATAGTGATATATTATTATTTGGAAAGCGTTGAATAATAGATTCTATGTTCTTAATTGGAATCATCGACGTCATTCCATTCATTTCAATCGATTGTTTTATGCTATAATCAACTGATAATAGTAGCAAAAAACGTTTTTTAGGAAGATATTTAGTTAATATCGTAGTTAATACATAATATAGCCAACTAAAAGTTCCATTCGTCCAAATACTAATATATTTTACATTTTTGTCAAGAAAATCAATAAACTCTTTTAAATGCGGTCGCGTCCATATACACATTGATTCTTTAATAAAATCAGGCTTCCTTAACTTATCTTTATTTTTTTCATATTCATATGATGACATATTGTCGATTAATGTTTGGTCAATATCTAAAATAATGTGAAGGTCCATAAATTAAAAAATATTTTATTATATAAATGAATATAATAATTAACAAATATATCGACAGTATTCAGAATGCTACATCGATGACTAATTTAGAGATGAAACTGAAACCGATACTCGCGCGTAATTTCCGATACAATATTTATGGAATCTACGGGAATATCGCAGGTCGTAAAACGTCATTTTATCGGAATTTATATCCACGTATGAAGCTGTATCAAGATGACAATCCTAAAATAACTGAAAAAATGAATGATAAAGAAAAGGAAAAATATTTCATTATAATATTCAAATATAATGACAAAAAAGTGAAACAGTATGTTTATTTAGAGGGGTATCTTATTAAAGAAGTTATAGAGGAAATACTAAAACCAAGGCGGAGAAGAGATACAAAATCAAAGAAAGGAGGGATGGGTTATACTGTGGATCCAACCCCAATTGCGGGACAACCAACAATTCGCCCATATCAAGACTGCTGTCGCCCTATTTATAAGGGTCAATTAACAACAGGAGGCGCTCGGAAAATGAATTATTATTTTGACATGAAAAAGGAAGACCAAATAATTGTTCAACCACAATATAGAGCTAATATTCAAAATTAAAAATATTTGCTATAATTATGAAAAGAGGAGGTTCTGACATGGGCTATAAGGATCAATTTAATCTACTTTCACCATGCTATAAAAAGGGAGAGCAACCTGCAGGTTGGCACATGGGTGGTGTTAAGGCAAAGCCTACTAAAAAAGGAAAATCTTCTACTAAGAAAGCAACGACTGTGAAGAAGTCTTCTACTAAGAAAGGTAAATCATCTAAACAAAAGGGAGGCTCATCATGTGGTGTGTCCCTGTCAGTTGCTGAAATGGGAGTAGTTGATAAACCCCCTACTTCACTTCCAAAAAGTTATTCACAAGATGCTTTTCTGGAAAGATATTCTAATAATATAATGAAGGGAGGAGCAACTGAGATAGATACAGTTTTAAATCCGAAACCAAATAATAATAAAACAAAAGCATTAAATGAAATTAAAAATAAATTAATTCCATCAGAAACTATATCAGGTTATGTATTGGTTGTAACAAAACTGAGTAAAAATAAGAATAATACTCGAAAAGATAAATATTCAATTCAAATAATTTCAAAAGAAGAAAATGGAACTACTCAAATCGAAAAATTAGATAAGACTGAATTTGATTTCCGTGATATTTCAGATAATCTTTATAAGATTTCTAAAAAAGTATTTCCTCCACCAGAAAAAAAACCAAATGAAAATAATAAAAGTAAAACTGGAATCGCAACCGCAACCGCAAACGCAAACGCAAAAGAAAAAGCAACCGCACAAGCAACAGCACAAGTAAATAACACGTCTTTTTTATTATGAAATAATAGTAATCCGGCTGGTAGAAAAAACAATTCTTTCTTACTCAACAAAACCACTAATATATAACAAGTCCCGTATTTTTAATCCAAGGTCATTCTTTTCAATCGATATTCCATAAGTCGTAGAATTTCTGTAATATCTCAACTTCATATATTCATTCTCAATCGTTTTTATATACGCATATCCATCGCAGTCTTTTTGAGTATTATATATATAATAAACTTTATGATTATTTACAATACAATCCTTAATCTGATATGTATGATAAATTCTACTACCAGCGCTTAACACGCCTCTAACAGAATAATCGCCATCATCCGAAGTTTCCGAGTCCCGAAGTATAACTACTTCAAGAGGAATATTATTCATAAGAAAAATAGTATATAACTCATAATAGTCCTTCGGTTCAATCATATTCTGAATAATAATTGATTCGCAAATATTATTTTTCATGATTTTCTTAACAATCTCATAATTTGCTCGATGACTTCGATATGTATTCAATGGAATGTTATTATATTTACTTTTCATATCGTCAATGTGATAAACTGACCCGTGATTTTCTTCAATTTTATTCTTATAATATCTCTCAAAATTATCAGGACTTATCGTAAAAACAATCTTCTTCGGGTGTTCTTCATTTCCAACTATAATCCTCTTATAAACAAAAACATTTGTATATCTCTTATAGCAAAATAGAGCCATAACGGCGAGTAAAGAACTAAAAATAGTTCCAATAACTAAAAACTCTAAATTATCATTATAAACTATCTGGTCAGTTTCATCATAAAATGGCATAAATTCGTCCATTGTAATAATAATTTTATTATTACAATCTCTTTAAGCCATTTTATTTGAATTTAAATTTCTGAACTTTGAAAAAATTAAGAATAGACGGGAAAACCATCCGCGGATGTAATGACTTTGAATCATAATATTTTATAAATTCATCGTAAGATATCCATTCTACAAATCTCTTTATTTTATCTTTTTTTTCATATGTTCCAATTATATTAAAATCGAGCTCATATTTGCTATCATCAAAATAAACAATCTTTAATATATATTTTACCATTGGTATAAATATTTCAATTTGTATATTTTCATCAATCATTTTTTTCAATTCATTAACTGATAGCGACTCTTTTGTAGATTTATTTCGGATTCCTCCGTTTGACTCCTCGTGTAATTCCCGCGCAATTGTGTCATCAATCATGAAATCATCATTATCCGTTTTCCCTCCGAAGTCGCTATACCGCATTTTACCGTCATTTTCAAAAACTTTTTGAATAAGAACTTCCCTCTTTTCTTTTCCATGAACAAATAATATCCCCCCTGCTTTTATTTCCATTTTCTTATCATCTTTATAATAGAATACTTTTCGCTGGATTTTCGGTTTCCTTGTTCGTTTTTCAACCATAATTTATTATATAGAATAAATATAATAAAAATATGATAATAACGAATCGCAATTTCGTTTTAGAAGAGAACTACTTAGAAACAATCCAGATGATGAAGCCAGTCGAAATGACACCTATTAATATACCAACTTTGAAACCAACCAATAAAATAAAATATGAATATTTTATCAAAGAATATTATATTTGAGACATATCATAAAAATATTTCTCTTTTTGAGGAGTTCCCATACCAGACCGCAAATCATCAGTTATTTTTGGATGCTTCTCCGAGACTGGTTTATACTGGTCAAAAAATGCGAATGCTCCCCCCATATTTTGATAGCCGACTAACCCATCGAAACTTCCCCCATTCATCGGAAGCTCATCTTTATAAGACCAATAGTCGCTTTCCATAACATTTACATTTTTATTTTTATCAGAGCCTTGTTTCCATGGAAAAGCATCCGCCTCTGTTTTACGAAGCATATCTCCATCGCTACTTCCAGATTTATCCTCTTTTGGTTTGCCTGTTGATTTAGACGCTGGTAAATCATAATCATAATATTTTCGCAAATCTAATACATCCGTTGTAAAATTGGGGGTATTAAAATCTTGCGTATAAAAATTAGCAGGGTTAACTTGCTTGTATAATTTTTCTAAATTACCAGACACGCGATTCTTTTCCGCAACAGTAAATGACTCAGTTTTATTTTGAAGAATCGGACCCGTCTTATCTTTCACAAAAAAGAACCATGTTATCACTAAAAGAACAATAATTAAAAAAAGAATAATAAATATTTTAATCATTAATTTAATATTATAAAATAATTATTCTGAAATACTTAAAAATAAAAACCTATTATAATTTATGACTGATGTTATTATCGTAAATATAGAAGAACAAGCTGAAATTAAAGAAATTGAACTTACTACACCACACAATGAAAAGGAAGTAGTTGATATAACTGAATCAATTGTTGAAATTGTTTCATCTGTACATTCTGAAATAACAGGAGTCCATAATACTCCACAATCATCTGAAAATTTAGAAAAAGCGGATACTCGACTTATTCCAGTTGAAGAAGAATCGAAAAAATGTTTGGATATTCTCATTGAGCGATTTTTAGATGATGAAGTAATTGATAATAATGAATTAACAGAGATTATTCGAGTAGTCATTGAATTAGTTGAAGGAAAAGTTGCATTGTCTGGAACCCAAAAGAAGAGTTTAGCCCTCTCAATTCTCCGACAATTCCTCGAAACTAAAATGACCAATTATAATCAAATCGAGACACAAATCAGTAAATCGATTGATTTCGCAATTAAAGTTTCAAAAGAAGGTTTCGGAGAAATCAAGATTATGTCTTCCACAATTTCGGACATTAAAACCGGATTCAACTTCATATATTCATCAACAATGTCTAAAATAGAAGAGAAATACCCGTTGGCGGATGACATTATTAATAACCTGTTTGATATCACAATCCATATCATGCGACTAATTGAGGGCCAGACTAATATGAATGATAATGAAAAGATAATCCTTCTTAAAAAGATTGTTTTAAAAGTTATATCAAGTTTAGTAGAATCCACTAAACTATCTAATGAGAACGGAGATTTTTTGAATGCGCAGGTCGATTCCACTATCGCAATCGCGCAAGTTAGTCTTCGAGCAAAGAATGGAGAGCTACAAATCAACCCACAAGAAGTTGCTTCTATTTTTGAATGTATATTTGCATGGTTTAGGAGATGTCGACCAAATCGAGGAATGGCTCAATAGTTTGCTGAGAGTTTGATTTCTTTTTTTCAAAATAAATATAATATTTCTCTGTTTTTGTATTAATATCAATCATCTTTGAAAAAACGAGATTTATCGATTCATTCAATGTAAAGAAAATTTCTTGATAAAGCTCTTCGACCGTATATTTTAGAAAACCTGCGAAATCATCACTATGTATCTGTTGCTGGATAATTTTCTGTAATATGACCTTATATTGTTTCATTGTAGTTATCTTCTTGATACAATAATTAAAACAGCTCCCATCATCGAAGACTTTCATATATTTATCATTTATTCCGTATATTTTATATAAATTCTTGCTTGGGTGATGAGTTTTTGAAAGTTTGAAGAGTATTTGTTCAAACTTGTAGAGTGGAATCGTTAAATCGGATGGGTCGCTTGATAAATAGAAGCGGTTTTTTTCCTCAGTTTTCTGAATATTCATTATTATTTAAAGATGTTATGATATCTTTAAGTCGGTGTAAAAATTGAATTAAAAGCAATTTGATATATATATTATAATAAACAAAAATGGAAGAACTGAAACCAGAATATCGTAATAAAATAGTTGAAATATATGGACGGATTGCTTTTGAAGATGCTGGATTACCGGCCCGTATTGAGAGCATAATTTTTGAATGGGTCAAGGCAGAACTTGCGCGAAGGGGTGAAGTATATGATTGCGAACATATCCAATTCAAACTGCTCTATTTGCGCAAGACGGACCAACTCTTTCTCAACATAAATCCAGAATCTAATATTAAGAATATGATTCTCTTGGAGAAAATAAATAGGGGAGAAGTGGAAATTGATAAATTACCACACCTCACTCCCCAAGAACTATATCCAGAATTGTGGGAGAAATTGAAGGAGAAACAGAAAGCGAACGATGAGTTCCTTTATTTGAAGAAGCCGGAGGCGGCCACTGATGAATACAAATGTAGTCGCTGTAAGCAAAGGCGTTGTATTTATACTGAATTACAGACAAGATCAATTGATGAACCCATGACGAAATATATTACTTGTTTAGAGTGTAATCACAAGTGGCAGATCGCTGGATAAAAATTGAATTAAAAATAATATGATATGGATTAGTATTAAAAATGACGACAATTAGAACAGCTGAATTTATTCGTAGCAATACGGATGAAGATACATTATTGACGATAAAACCACGAATTTTCCGGAGGAATATGGTTTGCTCCTATGGATACACTATCCGTGGAAATGATGATACCTGTATAAAAAGGAAAAAGATTGAGGTTAATGACAGAGAGCCAATTTTTATTACATTCAGTGTAATAAAAGGCGCAACATATTTTATTAAATTGGATATTGTCTATTTGGATGAATCTAAGCAGAAATACCGGCTTTTTTATAGCGTTGAGGACGATTTCAATCAGGATACTGATAAAGAAGAAGAATTTTTCGATGTTGAAAAAGAAGAAGAGGAGGAAGAAGATGAAGTCGAAGAAATCGATTGCGATATTGGAAATTTAGAAGTCGATTAAATTTTAATATCCATATACAATATATTATAAAAATGGGAGGAATTTGGAGTAAAATGACAGGACAACGGTCCAGTAGAGTAAGAAATAGTAGTAGTTCTTCTGTAAATTCAAGTTCTGGATCACAAGCACGTAGTAGGCCGATTAATCAACTACCCAGAAATTTAAGACCAAAAATTACTGGAACAATTGCAAGAACTCCTAGAAATTCTTTTAGTTTTAGTTCAAATAATAATTTAAATCCATCGCAACCGATACAAGAAGATCCATCAACCGCATCAGCAGGTCCAGCACTATCGCCACAAGCAGGTCCAGTACCACCACGAAATCGTTCATTTTTTAATAAATTACGCGGAAGAGAAATTAATACAAATAAACGTCAATTAAATAACAATGATAAACACAAAATTTTTTCACAATTAACTAAAAATACTACATTTGTTCTCCAAAGACATGCAACCAGTTGCGCAAATATTATAAATAAAGGATTTGAAACTGGTTCAACATCTTATTTAACATTTGGTAAAACACAATTAGTAGCAGAAATTGCACCAGATAGTATGCTTTCAAGTATTGGTATTGATGAATGTAATCAAGTTCATGATTATTTGACAAATAAAGGAACTGAACTTACTAAATTAGATGGGTTTGATTACTTATTTTGTTGTTCAGAATTAATTCGGACGCAACAAACGATGTTTTTAAGCTATTTTGAATTGATTCATAGTAAGGGTATTAAAATAATGGTTCTTCCTTGGTTAAATGAAGAACATGCGATTGGTGGAATAAATAAAGATAATTTAACGATTACATTGGATGAAACAAAAAGAAGATGGACAAAATTTATTGAAGAACAACTATTAAAGTTTCCATTATTAGAAAAAGAAAAATATAATAAATTTTTAAAATGGGATAGTGTTTTTTATTTACCAGATTTTATTTATAGAGATCCAACAAATAGTTTTGATAAACGAGCAGACTTAGAGAGATTATATAAAATATCAATAAAAGAATATCGTGGAATAAAAGGTAAATGGTATTATAATCCAGAGGATTTATTATTTGCTCTACCATTTATTTTATATTTACATTTACATAAACCAAAAATAGAATCAAACCAATTAAAAATATTTATGACTGGACATAACGGTTCAATGAAAAAATTGTTGAATTTAATTACGTTAAGAAGCGCAAGTATTGATTCAAGGTCAATGTTTAAAAAAAGATTTAATAAAATTAAAGGAGTAAAAACGAATACAGGTGAGCAATCACCATATTATTCAAAACCTATTTTAGAAAAACAACAAATGATGAATGCTGAAATAATTCAATTAGAACCTGTTGAACTAAGACGTATTTTTGGTGGAAAAGATAATATAAAAAAATTTGGTATATTTCAAAATAATGAAATAAATCAACTGTTTGATATTCCAACATCTGAAATAAATGAAAATTTTAATTCATGTAGAAAATTCCCAGTTCTTTTTTCGAAAGAAGTTATTTCAAAAGAAATGTTAATAAAAAGATATTTAAAATCAAATGAATTAGTATTCAAACATATACATCCATTTTACTTTTTTTATAATTCTAATCTTGGAATCGTATATTCACTTGTTGATATAGTCAAACAAAAAATAGAGACATCAAATAGAATGTTATATAAAGAAGACTATCCATTACGAGTATTTTTTGGGATGACGTTATTACAATATATAGGTTATTTAATGGTTGCGAAAGTAGTTGTATCTGAAATGAAAGAACAATTTACAAAAAATCCAAAATATGATTATCAGGGATTATTAGATAAAATTAGTGAGTTGGAACAAACAATACATGGATATGTTGGTGATACTGGGAATGTTAGTTCAAAACAGAATATTGAAAAATTAGAATCAAAAAATACAGTCGGAAATGTATCGCAACAATCGCAACAAGCAAATAAATTAAAAAAATTAAAAAGTTTAATTGAAACAATTCTTGACAATGGGTTTAATCCAGAAAACCAGAATCTTAATGGAACTGCTTTCAAATCTGGAAATAATTCTTTTACTATACAAAAAATAATTGATAATTATCTTACTACTGCTAATATAGACAGTATTAATATTGATAACATTGGTGATATAATAGTGAATATGTTAAAAAGAGCGGATGTTCATAATAAATTGATTACGGCAGAACTAAACACATATACAAAATATTGGTTTTATGTTAAATTACATCAGAAACTTTCTCAAAGAATACTACAAAAAGCTGGACAAAATACATCATCTATCGCAATTAAATATATGGAAAAAAATGCGACTGAATATTTTGATAAGAAAGCAAAACAATTTCCAAAATATAGCACAACAATCAAGGAATTTTTATTTGATACTTTACCAGCATTAAAAGGTATTACTGACCGTCAAGAAAAGCGTAAAGAATTTGTTAGATTACTTCATACATCACTTTTATCAACATGTAATATTAAACCAGATCAACAAACTAAAATTACTGATTTTATGAAAAATAGCTTTCCAACTGGTATATTAGAGCAAGAATGGCGAACTCCTACACGCGGATTTAATGAACAAGGTCAAGGAACGTTAGAAAAATTACAGAAATTGAATAATACAATTGGTAGTTATACTCTAAACGAACTTGGATATTTAATTGTTCCATTTGTTCCATT